CAGGCACAGCAGAATTACCCGAAGGCGGTGCGTGCCGATAAAAACGGAATCAGTGTGATGCTTGTGCCGGAAGGTGTGGAAATGTTGAAAAGTCTGTGGAAAATATTAAAAACGCCTGCCGCGGGCATCTGTTTGCTTTGCCAAAATTTTTTTACAAAAAACCTTGACAAAGCGAACAGAAAAATATAAAATACAAACAAGAGGTGGTCAAAAATGAGTACAGCAATCCTAAACCAAACAAACAACGACCGATTAACGCAACACTTCAAAGCAGAAGAGTTTAGATGCAAAGACGGAACAAAAGAATTTTTGTGGGCACCTGAACTGCTCGCAGTCTTAGAAACAATCAGAAACCACTTTAACGAACCAGTAATCATCAACTCAGGATACAGAACACCAACGTGGAACACAAAAGTCGGCGGTGCAAAAAACAGCTATCACATGAAAGGCATGGCAGCAGACATTGTGGTAAAAAATCACAATAGCAAAGAGGTGGCAGAATATGCGAGCAAGGTGCTCGGCGAATTAGGCGGCGGAGTCATCAAGTACAGTAATTTTGTGCACATAGACGTGCGCGAAAGCAAATACAGAAAGGGGGTGTAAAAATGGCACTTATCAGTATCAAAGACGTAAAGCAGGCAATCGAAATCATGATGCGAATTCTGGAAAAGCTGGACGAGATCTATCACGCTCTGCACGACCAGCCGGACCAGCCGGACAAAAAGGAGTAATCTATGACAAGAACGACATGGAATGCGAGAGACACCCCCAAAGCGGCGCTAGAAGAACTGCTAAAACGAAAATACAAAGAAATTGACAACGAATACAAAATGCTCCGAAAAGTCGAAAAAAAAGAAGATGCAAAGAAGCTGATTGAAGAAATCTGGCAAATGAAAGACTTTGCAAATAGCATTGAAATAGAGCTAATGAGAAGGGAGTACAACAATGGCCCGGCATCGTAAAGTAATGCGCGGCGCAAAGGATAAGCGCATGTTCAACGTAACCGCGCGAAAAACGAAAAGTATCAACCTGAGCCAGAAACCTATGCGCGGCGGCATTCGGCTCTAAAAGAAAGGAAAGAAACATGGTTCACGGTTACTATGGTATCTACGACAGTGTAGCAAAATGCTACGCATGGGTAGGTGAAAGCAAAAACAACGACACGTTTGCACGAATGTGCAACGTAATGCAGAAGGACAAAAGCACATTTATCGGCCAGTCCCCGACCGATTACGTGGGCTATAAGCTGGCAGAGTTTGAAGATGAAACCGGCGAATTCCAGAACTGCAAAGAAAAGGCATGGGAGGGCAAACCGAATGAATAAGAGGTATGAAGAGGGGCGAAAGCCCCTCTTTTCTGCATCAGGCGAAACACAACGTAAACAATACGTATGGGCAAAAAACAAGGAAGGTAAAGAATACCTGCAGGAAACGGAAAGCATCGACATCCAGGGCGAAATTGAAAGCTATTCGGACGAATGCGACATTAAAAACATCGTCCGAAAAGCAAGTTTTGACCCGCAGTTTATGCAGAGCCTTTCGCAGGGAGCGATGAACGGCACAGAGGTAGATATCACAGAATGGCCGCAAAATATCCATGAGTATCATCAAATGCTTGCGACAGCACAAGCAAATGCACTGGCGCTGCAGGAAATGCAGGAAAAAGTACCAGTAGAGCCAGCAAAACCAAAAGAAGGAGAAACGAAAAATGAACCGGAATAATGAGCGGCATTTTAACCAAATTCCACAGATGAAAGCAAGCCGAACAACATTCAATCGAGACCAGACGATTTTGACAACGTTCGATGCGGGCAAACTCATCCCGTTTTACGTAGATGAAGTACTACCGGGCGACACTTTCAGCGTAGATACAGCGGCAATCATCCGAATGACAACGCCAAAATACCCAGTAATGGACGATAGTTTCATTGATTTCTATTACTTCTTCTGTCCAAACCGCATTTTGTGGGACAATTTCAAACACTTTATGGGCGAAGTAGAGGAAACGCCATGGATGCCGGCAAAAACGTATGCTGTGCCGCAAATCAAAATCAACGGAACGGATGCAAAACCGGCACCGAACGAAAGAAGCATTCTCGACTATATGGGAGTGCCAACAAAAATAAATAAACCGTTCAGTGTCAACGCGCTTCCTGTCAGAGCATACGTTAAAATCTGGAATGAATTTTTCAGAGATGAAAACGTAGATAACGCAGCAGCCATAAAAACGGATGACGAAGACGTGATCTATAATTCGACAGAAGATCAAAAGGGAACTATGGAAGAAGACCTAAAATTCGCAATCAGCGGCAACAACCTGTTACCAGTTAATAAGTTCCACGACTATTTTACAAGCTGTTTACCTTACCCGCAGAGAGGGCCAGAAGTAAGCGTTCCATTCGAAGGAAACGCACCAATCTATTACGGAGGAAAAGAAAAAAAATTTACACCAAATGAACTGCGAGACATGGGGCTTATCTTTGGAAAATGGGAAGATGGGACTCACTTAATGATGCAAAACGGATGGTATGACGGAAACGTAATGAAAAACGCAGGCCCAAGCATGAAAGGAACATTAAACCCAGAGGACGAAATAAATAAAGAGCCGCAAAGATTACTACTGGGAAGATATGACAGAGGAGTAAGCACATTTATTCCAATCAGCGCAGATTTAAGTGGAGCAAGCGCAACAACAATTAACCAGTTACGACAGGCCATCAGCGTGCAACAGTACTATGAAGCATTAGCACGAGGCGGCTCCCGCTATCGTGAACAGGTACAGGCAATCTGGGATGTCATCATTTCGGATAAGACGGTACAGGTGCCTGAATATCTGGGTGGTGGACGATATCACGTCAATATCAACCAGATTGTGCAGACAAGCGGCCAGCAGACAGACAACGACACGCCAATCGGTGAAACGGGTGCAATGTCAGTCACACCTATCAACGAAAGTTCTTTCACAAAGAGCTTTGAAGAGCATGGCTTTATAATCGGTGTATGTTGTGTAAGACATAACAGAAGCTATCAACAGGGCCTTGAACGTTTCTGGAGCAGAAAGGATAGGCTAGACTATTACGTACCGCAGTTCGCAAACCTGGGCGAACAGCCAGTAAAAAAGAAGGAAATCATGCTCACCGGCGATACAACCGATGATGAAACTTTCGGCTATCAGGAAGCATGGGCAGACTACCGGATGAAGCCGAACCGCGTAAGCGGTTTGATGCGAAGCAACGCAACAGGAACGCTAGATTTCTGGCACTATGCAGACAACTATTCGACGGTGCCCACACTGTCGCAAGAGTGGATGGCAGAAGGAAAAGCGGAAATTGCAAGAACATTAATCGTACAGAACGAGCCGCAGTTCTTCGGAGCAATTCGCGTAGCAAACAAGACAACTCGACGGATGCCGCTTTACAGCGTACCCGGGCTGTACAAACTGTAAGAAAGGAGGAAGCCGGGAGAAATCCCGGCTATTTTAAAAAATGGCATTTGGAATAGATGACTTCTTGATGTTAGCCGGAGGCATTGGAACGGTAGCAAACACAATAGGAAACGTGGCAAATGCCGCAGGAAACGTTGGAAGGTTATTCGGCGGATGGGGTCAAACAGGTCAAAGCCAGAGTGCAGGCGGAAGCACACAGCAAGGCGGCGGAAGTAGCCAAAGCATGAGCAAGTCCGGAACAAATGACGAACAGGTAATGCAATACCTGAAAGGTGCATACCAATACCAGAATGCAGAAGGACAGAGACAAAGCCAGTTTAACCAAAGATCGATGCTGGAACAAATGGGTTACAACACATTGGGAGCGATCGCGCAGGGCATATACAATCACATCGAGAACAGCACCGCAATGAACTTCAATTCGACAGAAGCAATGAAAAATCGAGAATGGCAAGAATACATGTCAAACACAGCCTATCAGAGGGCAGTTGAGGACATGAAAAAAGCTGGCCTTAATCCAATCTTAGCATTCCAAAACGGCGGCGCAAGCACGCCGGGAGGTAGCGCAGGAACGATTTCAGGGGCAAGCATGGGAGCACCGTCAGCAAGCGCACTGGGAGTAAGCAGGGCAAGCGGCTTTGTGCCAAACTCATACAGCAGTGAAAGTTGGTCAAAAAGTGATTGGTACAACGCAGCACAAAGCTGGAATCAGATGTTAAGCAGTACAAACATGACACCGCTTGGATTGCAAAAAGCACTATCCGAAATCGGAGAAAAAGCAGGAAACGCAATCGAAGAAGGTGTAAAAACAGGAAACAGAACATCCGGAAAAAACGAGCACAGAGGTGTAACAGCACAAAACTTTGGTGGTGCAAAAAAGAACGCAGTAGCCATGCAAGACAAAACAGGAAGCTACGGACAAAAAAGAAAGCCAGGTGACTATTTAAGATGAGCTGTTATAAACCGTTAATACGGATATACAGCCCAGAAAACAGAGAAATCAGCGGGCAGGTGTATTCACTTGCCCGCTTTTCTGAAAGAGTGGGCAAAAAATTAAGATATGAAGATTTGATGTATGAACCAAAGGTTATGTTAATACCTTGTGGGCAATGCATCGGATGCAGAATACAACAAAGGGAAGATTGGACAACAAGAATTGAACTAGAGGCGCGGCAATGGCCGAAAGAACAAGTATGGTTTATAACATTAACCTATGATGATGACCATGTACCGGGAATGATTCTTAAAACCGGCGAAATCATGAGAAAAGTACAATATGTATGGAAGCCGGGGGAAAAAACACCGGAAAGTGTGCAAACACTACTATACACAGACGTACAAAAATTCTTGAAAAGGCTCAGAAGGGCATACAAGTCAAAACTTAGATTCTTCTGTGCAGGAGAATATGGAGAACAAACAGCAAGGCCGCACTACCATATGATACTATACGGATGGGAACCAACAGACCTGAAACAGCTATACAAAATTCACCACAACGGGTATTGCACAAGTGAATGGATGCAGAAACTATGGGGAAACGGACAAATTCAAATAGCACAAGCTGTACCTCAAACCTATAGATATGTTGCAGGATACGTAACAAAAAAAATGTACGAAATTGACGGCCAGAAAGCAAATGCGTACTATGAGCTAGGACAACAAAAGCCTTTCGCTTGTATGTCACTTAAACCAGGGCTAGGAGATGCCTACTATCAAGAGCACAAAGAAGAGATCTGGGAACAAGGCTACATTCAATGTACCAATGGAAAGAAAGCACAAATACCACGGTATTATGAAAAGATGATGGAAAAAGAAAATCCTGAAAGGCTTTGGAGAATCAAGCAGAACAGACAAAGAAAGGCAATAGAGCAAAAAAAATTGCAGTTGGAAGGCAAAGACTACAAAACACAGTTAGAAACAAAAGAGCGTGTCACCAAAAAACAAACGAAAAAGCGTGGAATTCTATAACTGGTGTCACCTAGCCCAGTACCTATCAAGTAGGGTACTGGGCTTACTCTTCCGTTTGGTTTCTCAAAGAGACACCGAAAAATGATTTAAAAACAGCACATTACACTCTATTCAGTTAAACAGGGGGAGACTAATAGTCTCCCCCTTGCGACAGCGCCCCAGCTCATGGGGCTGTCGCTATCGATAGATGCTAATGTATCGCGCGCACATGCGCACGCGTATTTATAATATTAACTTGTTGTAGACGTAGTAGTAGAGTGCGTGGAAAAGTTGAAAACAAATAATTTTGAACGTTAAAACGTTAAAAAACAGTAAAAGCAAACGTTAAAAGATTTGTTGAAAAAATGTTAAAATGTTAAAACACTCTGTTATGATAAAGTTTAACAATGTGG